ACATTCAAACGTTATATTATCATGCGATTTCAGGACTTCATCTGGGGATCTAGTATCCTTTGCAGAGTTTATCACTATTATTTTTTTTCCAATAACCTTCAATCGTTTGAGTCTCCGAATCATTTCAGAAGTTTTACCTGAGAACATATTCCCCATAATAATTGTGAGGACCATCGACGTTCTATTTAAAATAAAGTTTTTTTATAATGAATTTGAACACGAATATTAAATAATTTACTACTAATAGATGAAGGTTCACATTGTCGGTGCCGGACCCACGGGTATGTCCATCGCATGGGAACTGAAAAAATATACTGACCATGAAGTCGTAGTGTACGATAAAAAGACGTCAGCAGGTGGATCGTGGTGGGAGCCTTCAGTGACTTCACGCGATCTACACGCACATAGGATAGTATTCGATCGAGCATTCATCAATACGAATAGTTTATTCAGGGAGATGGGAATTAAATGGGATACTATATTTCAAAAGGTAGACTCGAATAGTGGGCCCGTTATAAGTAAGTATCTCTCAGCGGGAGACTATCTCACATTGACATCACTCGCAATCAGGGTATTGGCGATGCCATGGAAGTATAAGAAAATGTCACTCAAGGATTCAATCGGTGCGTTATCTGAAAATGGGCAAAAGTTGATGCAAGCCGTAACACTCGTGATAGATGGAGTACCGTGGAATGTTATGACAGCTTATGAATTTGTCAAGAGTTTCGATCATGTCGGTCTCTCCGAGCCGTACACACAAAAGGTTTCGGGTAAGGTCATGGGTGACGCAATGCAGGAAGCCCTAGTCGAGAAGGGTGTCCAATTTAACTTTGGAAATGAACTAAAGGATGTCATCTACCGTGAGGATGGATTTACAGCACGGTTTGAAAACGGTGAAGTTATCGAAGACGGATTACTCGTATTATGTCTCGATAACAGCCCGGCGATGAAATTCGTAAAGGATAACTGGGGAGAAAATGCAGTTGATAGGATAGGTCCGAGTACATACGGGGCTATAAACGTTATATTAGAATACGAAGAGGAAATAGCTATCGCGAGCGATTTACAGTATATAATAGATACAGAATTACACATTCAACCCGTCGTTCTTTCAGATAAAAAGACTATTTCGTGTGTCATATGCGATTTAACCGACGAGATCATTCATATGGATGAAGATACGCTCATAACAAAAGTTATAGAGCAACTCGATATTGTCAAACCATCAAAAGTGCGTATCGGTTGGGGTGCTGAGTGGAATGGCACTAAATGGGTATTTGACCAGTCATCTGGTGTGTTGAACCCCAGGGGTCATCTCCCCTTCTTCGGGGTATCTAAAACAGTTGCCATGTGTGGTATGATGTCATATAGAAAGACCCCATATTCCAGTATGGAAGGTGCCATCGAAGTGGGGCGAAGGTTTTGTAACAAAAAGTTTGGTACGCGTAAACCATCACGACCTTTCATGGTCACCGATATACTTTTGTTATTCGTAGTATTACTCATCGCCACTTTAAATAGGAAACGTATATACAAAATGTTTAATGGTAAATAATTATATCATACATAAATAGATCAACATGATTCCTAAAATCGTGTACACTTTCTGGGATGGTGAGATGGATGTATATGAACGGGCCTGTCTCCAGAACCTAAGGGATACAAACCCGGATTTCGATGTGGTACTTCTTTCATCGGACAATGTCGAAAACAAACCCATAAATTACGACGAATTGTCTAGACAAGCAAAGTCGGATTGGGCACGAGTTGAAGCGGTGGAGAGAACCGGGGGGGTTTGGATTGACATGGCGTGTATCATGCTTAAACCGATCGAAGCGTGGGTGGATTTCGATTCGGATATGTTTCACGGGTTTGAAGTGCCGTTTGCTTGTCCAGTTATAGAGAGTTGGGCGTTCGCAGCACCCATGGATTGTCCGATCGTGAGACAGTGGAAAAGTGAGCTTAAACGTGCGGTCGAGAGAGGCTTTGAGACATACAATCGTGAAAACGATATTCCGTCATGCCTGGAGGATCGCCTTCCGTATCTCACGGTTCATCAGGCGCTACATGTCGCCTGGCATAAAATACCAGATAAAAAACATAATATTCGGCGTTCCACTGATGAGGGTATGCCTTATCACATTATATCCAAACATAAATGGAACTATGTACATTTTGTTGATGAACTAACAAGGGAGTCACACTTGGATGATATATTCATAAAAGTCAACGGGAATATGAGAAAGGCTATAAAAATTGCGGGTGTCAGGGAAATGAACGCACACGAAAAATCACATAAAGACAGGTATTCCCACGTCGAGCGAGTTCTGAATATTCGTATCGGTCGGGATTGGAACACGTGGATAATATTGTTCGTGGTTCTTATATTATTGATCATCGGCACTTTAAATAGGAAACGTATACACAAAATGTTTAATGGTAAATAATTATATTATATATAACATGTATAAATACCTATTCATTATCCTATTACTAATTCTAGTCAGTGTTTTGCTTTTGAGATTTTCGTCTGCTCTTAATAAAAAAGATGATTCTTCCACCGGTCAGACTGGACCTGGTCCGGAAACCCCAAACACTCTAGAGGGTGATGTCATCGTTATCACAGACGAGGGTTCCACAATTGAGACCCAGACTTCAGGAACAGAAACCTATATTGATATGCCTAGGCAGATCAGATGTCGTGCGAGAGATACTGACCCAAGTTGGTGTGGTGATATTACTCCATCAACAGAAATGAATTACGTGTTTGACCCAGTGGGTGGTAGTATTACGGATATAGGGGGTTTTGAGACTTCGTGGGACGCGGATACGAACCTGTGTGCGGATGGAACACAAAACTGTATCTACGAAGAGAAGTTTGATGAGAACCGCAGATTGATCGGTATTACAAATGCACAGGGTGATGATTTCATTCAAAAATTTATCGATGATATATATTCAGGGGCGATAGACTTCAATGTAACCAGAACTGTGAACGGTGACGGTGAGTCTCAAAATCTTAAAGAACTCTTACAAAAGATGGTTACTTTTGATCCAACTACCGGAAAATTAACCATGAGCGTACCGAATAGAACACCTCCAACTGTTGAAATAATTCCAGGTAATCCCACGAGGGGTGAAGGGGATATTGATGGTAAAATGAAAATGACAGTTGGTCAAATGGTCATGTTCATCATATTCTACTATTACTCTAACGACCTCCCCAAACCAACAATTAAATTAAATCTCACTTCTCAGGAGACTCTCGGTGATGTCTTCCAGATACTAAGAGAGGAGAGAGCGGCTGCGGCTGAGGCCATAGATCTTCCGGTGAGTGGGCCCGAACTGTCCAGTGCTTAAATTATTCACATTTCAATTTATACTCCAATAGATCCCTGTACGCAGCTTCATCAACTACTGCATCCATCTCTTGAGTTCACGTACAAAATCAACGAAACCAAATACAGCGATACTCCCACAAAATACAGTCGCCCTAATGCCTATATCCATATACATTCACTGTATATTATTTTAACTTTGATATAGTGTATAGGGCTAACAATGTATGCACGACATAGTAAATAATATTATAATCGTCTATCGATAACCTCTGTTTAATTTGAAAAACTGAAAATATATCGTATAATTGTCTGTTCTCATCTAAGCCACATTCTTTATTGTATATGGGCATAAGAAAACATCCCTGCTCTTTATTCGGGTTAAATATTCCCTGTAGAACCAAACCGATAGCGCTAAATAAAAGAATCGACAAAATACGTGTATCGTTGAATATAAATGGACCGAGATAAATGAAAACAGTCGTGATATTGTGAAGATAGTGTAAGATGTTATGCTTCAGGGGTACTTCCTTTTTACATGGATAGTGATACTTATCTAACATGTAAAAAATCAAACCCAATAAACATAAAAGTACAACTTTGTTCATCGTTCCTGGATTACGCGGATATTTTTATCTTCAATCGAATCAAACTCCTTCATTGACAGTATGAAGTTTGAATTTAAATTTTCTTCCATGTGACTGACAGATTTAACAGCGACCGCCGCACCTGTATTTAAAACCCAACTCAATACAATCGTACTCGGTGTACAATTTCGCTCTTTTGCGATCGTGGTAATATGTTGATCGGATAGAGCCTCTTTACACATCGGACTATACGCCATGACATTGATCATATTTTTGTTACAGTACTCATATAATTCTTTTTGTTGAAAATGTGGATGGACTTCAATCTGATTCATCGCCGGTTTTAAATGTTTTATTTTTTCAAGGTGTTCGATTTTAAAATTAGAAACACCTACATTTCTACATAAAGTTTCTTCGAGTTCCTTCATTTTCGTGAATACGGTGAGAACATCTGCATCGTATCGATCTCCACCCTTATACACGACCGGCCAGTGTACGAGATACATGTCTAAATATCCAATCTGAAGTGTATCTATACTTGTTTGACACGCACTTTCCACGTCATCGTGTTGATCATTCCATAATTTCCCAATGATAAATAAATCTTTCCTCGTACACACTCCTTCGTCGATACACCGTTTAATTTCGTTACCGATCATGGCTTCATTTCCGTAGAAGTGTGCGCAGTCGATAGTTCTGTATCCACATTTGATAGCATTATATACATCATTTTCATGTACATCATACGTTCCATACGCAATTTTATGCATTTCAGTTTTATTGGGAAATATCATGCGATCGATGCATGTATTGTTTAAGCCATAACATAATGCGTCGGTTTCGACTCCAATTGTATCGTCTACTAGATTTTCCCCAAATGAAAAATGAATCTGGTTATTTTTAACACTCTTATCATTATACATAAATTCAAACATTTCACTCAAGGTGAATGTATTACCACACCGAAACATTTTGGGTAGATGAAAGGTATCCGAATATTGTTTATGTAGTTTGATAAGTGTATCATCGTGAATACCCAAAACGTGTCCAACATGAGAAGCACCTATCATCCCCACGTTTACAGCTTCCCCGTGATAATATTCATCTTTTGACACGTACTCGAGTGCGTGCGCATATTGATGACCGTACATGAGAATCGGGTGTTGTTCCCATGGATCACTTCGTACGTGTTCGATTTTAGCTTCAATCGTTTTCATCACATTGGAAAACATGTCATCATCCGAGAGCGTAAAATTTTCACACACCGCGTGTTTAATAATTTCCGCATACCCATCCCATATAAACCGCTCGTCTAACGTTTTCAGGAAGTCATAGTAAATATAAATATTCGACGGTACTTTGTAGCACCCGATTTGATTTTTTCCGTGTTCTGTATTTAGTGCCTGTTTATAAGATATACACGCATCCGTCATGGCGAGCAATGTTGTCGGAAAACTTACAAATTCCACACCTCTCTTATACGTACCCGCAATAAACCCAGCCAAGTTACTTACAGAACCGCCACCAACAGATACGACGACTACGTGTGTATCCATTTTATTTTTCCCCATCTCATCTATAAACTTTGAATAATATGTAAGGTTCTTGTATTCATCTTTGGCTTCGACCTCGAACACAATTCCATCGATTACCGGAAGCCCATATAGTCGCTTAATATTCGTATCAACGAACAATACAACACGGGATTTAATCTGCTCGATTGCACTTTTCCAATCATAGATGGTTTCAATAGTACATACATTTTCAACTCTTCTATTAATTAAAATCCTCATCTACTGTATATGAATATACTTTTATTTATTTTAATGATCATTCACGCGGTGTGGATCATCGGATTCCAGACATTCGGTTTATTCGTGTTACCGAAGAAACTATATTACGTGTATCCACTCGCATGTGCACTCGTGAGTCTACACTGGGTTATTTTCGATAATAAATGTATACTATCCGTTCTCGAAAACAAGGTTTCTGAAGATAAAAACAGTAATGACGACACGTTTGTATACAACGCGATACGCGACAAACTAGGTGTTCCCATATATACACAAAAAAGATTCCAGCACGCGATGATGACAGCGAGCTTTATGTATGTCGCATATATATACAGAAAAAATCCTAAAATTCTAGCACTGTGTCTCATGTGTTTATATTTAAATAGATGGGAAGTGTGGTCTAAAAATTTTCTATAGATGTAGTATGAGCGATTGTTATTATACGAAATCGTATACAATCGACAATGGGAATTATGATGGAGTTGTAGAGTGTACCTATGTGCTTCTCATGGAAAATTCAGAAAGAGAAGAACGAATCATACGACAGATTGAAGAAGCTCAAATTACTAGTCAAGTTGTACTCCAGTATAATAAGGGATACAAAAAGTGTGAAAAATATTTACGAGTGAATAAACCAAATTACGATCTCGTAGATGCGTTGAAGAATGTTTTCAAACACGCACTCGAACAGGGATATTCCAGAATTATAGTACTCGAAGACGACTGTCAATTTGACGAACGTATCAGGGACCCTGTCGTCGTGAATGATTTACGTACATTCTTAAAAAAACGTGACCCACAAATATACAACTTGGGTACAACTCTATCGTTAACGTCACCACTCGACATTCTCCTCCACAAGAGGAATCAGCGTTTATTATATACCACATGCGCACACGCCGTGATTTATAACAAGACATACATGAAAAACGCACTAACACGCGAATTTATGATGAGTCATACAGATTTCGAGATGAATAGAGTATGGTCCAAGTATACATATACATACCCATTGGCCTATCAGTTGTTAGAAGAAACGGACAACAAGCGAGAGGGTTGGGGTTATGTAGCATTCATAGCCGATATTCTATTTAAACCTTTAAAGTTGGATACACAAGTACAACCTGGGTTTGACCGTCTCAAACTCACATTTGACTACGTGAGTATCATGTTATTCTTATTATTGTTATTCTATATAATACGAATTAAAAATTATATCAGGTAAATATAAGATGCCTCTCAGCGATGCAGCCATCACCAAGAAGGTTGGACAGTTGCGTAGAACCGAAGGTAAGATATACGCACCCCTCAAATATTTCAGGGGGCTTGATACTCTCACAGGGGTTGAGACACGTTATAAAAAAATGCTCAAACGGGACTACACCAAGTTCCGGACGGACAAGGGACAGGTTACAAAAACTTCCTCCTACACCCGAAAATTTAGGAAGATGTATCCGGGAGCTAAATCCCTCCCTGAAATTGCTAAGGCTACTAAGATTCCTCTGAGGACTGTCCAAACAATCTACAATAGGGGACTCGCTGCGTGGAGAACCGGGCATCGTCCGGGAGCCTCTCCACAAGCGTGGGGGTATGCTAGGGTGCATAGTTTCGCCACTAAGGGGAAGACCTACTACACGGCGGATGCTGACCTTCGGGGGTGATATTAGTTGGTAGAAATTGCACACTGATAATGGAAATCTTCAACCAGATTTTCGATTTTCGATTTTCGGAGCCCTGGTCGTTTTTCCGGTTTACGTCGCTCCCTATCCTCTACATCCGCCCATTCGCTATTGAAAAATACATCCCTCGCATCACGAATTATGATTATTGGACCCCAATCTAGTTCGGACCATTCTCTCATCAACATATCCTCGAACTTTCTCTGTATGAATCTCGGGGACTTTTCAAATTTCCATCCATTAACGCGAACTGAAAGCTGTCCCTTGTGGTCTATAATAGATTCAATAGCTCCTATTACGGGATAACATTCCTCGTACTCTTTGGAGTTTATGATTTCTTGTTTCATACAATCGATGCGTTCCCGACACCCATTGTAAGAACCTGCTGTAAATTCTGACATGTGTATTTTACATGAAGGACAACACTTCCCCCCTCTCATACAATACACATATTCTGAATTACGTCTCTCAATACGTAGTCTTGTGCGTTTTTTCTCGAGTGTTCCTTCGAGAAGTGCTCCCCTCTCATGTAATTCTTCTACTATCTGTAAAAGGTTCATTGAATCTATGTCCAAATCATATTCTACATCTTTTGTTAGTTTTGTACCGTTTTCGGTATCCTTCAGAAACTTTTTAGCATCTATTTCGAACCATGGTTCGGGTGTTTCGCGGGTGGTTTTGTGGGTGTCATAAATTTCAAAAACACACTTGAGTTTTCCGTTGTTTATAACAGCTACATCAACAATACATTTATCATTAACTCGGTACTCAACCACGACTTCATCACCTTCTTCATATTCGAGTTTTTCTTCAAAATTACATCCACTGGGACATGACCGCACAATCTTTTTTATTTTTCCCTTACTTAATAAATCGGCGATGATATATTTCGTCATCTTATGAATTGCGCCTTCACCTGGATGGTCGTAGAACTTACAATCTCGTTCACCTGGTTTATGGGCAAAATGATGTTTTTTGATATCACCTTTTCTTATGATAACGGATGCTTTACATTCTGGGCATAGATAATCTAGACCTTTTTCAGAATTACAAGGTAAACAATATTCACCATTAAATAAAGCTCCAAGCGGAAACTTTATCATTTAAATTTTAAACCACAATTATCTTTATATGACTTATGTATTAGAACTTTACCTAGAAATCAACAATTAAACATGGAACTCCAACGTACTATCATGAGCGGCGACCTCAACGGGCTTCGTCCGGGAGCCTCTCCACAAGCGGTCCATAGTTTCGCCACTAGGGGGAAGACGTACTACACAGCGGATAAGGATTTACGTTGATTATCCGGGAATGAGACTACCTTTTTTTAAGGTTGTATTTGGCTTGGAATTTTTTGAATAATTCCGCATCACCACCCTTGTTTGGGTGAATTCTGAGAACACCCTT